GGCATACCAAGCATAGTGCCTGTCAACATAGGCTGTTGTGCATATTTTCCGTCAAGAAAGAAACCCCACGCCCACGAATTGAGTTGAGGAATTGTAACAGCAGCACTGAAATTACCAGATATAATATACGCCCAAGGTAGATCATCTGTGGGTAAAAGAGTTTTGTCTTCTGTGTGAAAACCAAAACATCTTACCTTGACACGGCCCAGCCCCTGAAGATCATTGTTATCTTCGACAATGCCCATAAACCAAATTAGATTTTTGAAACCTTTATCACTCATTCTGCACCTTCACCCTTTAAGGAATCTTTTAGAAGCCCGATTGTCATATCCCATCTAGTACCGTCGTATACAGATTTTATAGTCGATACCATGTATAAGCCAGATAGTGTCGCATGATTTTTTGCGTAGTCGTTCGCACTTGATAGGTCTTGTAGTTCAAATCGAATCAAATCGCCTACGTTAATGTTATTAGCGCCATATATTTTTATGTACATGGCAATACTATTCAGATAATAAGAGGTCGATAATCTCTGTGATACGATGTCTTGATAAGATTGTTGATCCTGACGTGTAGAATCTTGAAACACGAGATAATCGTTTGTAATATTATCTTCACCGAAGAAGTCTTGATTGAACGCCTCACTGTGATAATCTTTGGTAATACTATCAGTATGCTTATAATCTTTTACACGCTCGTAATGCTTATAATCTAAATTCTCATATGATTTTGTGGCAAGATCAAGTTTGATCACACGACTGATAGCTGCACCGCTACGCATTTCTTCCAGAAGGTTCATACGCTTATTCAAACTGAACGCCTGAATTTTATTCATTTGCTCGGCTCTATCTTCGATATCAGAGTTTACAGAAGAATAGAAATATTTTCTTTCAGTGTCTTGACCATCTTCGAATAGTTTTTCGTGTGTACCAAAGAAGTATTTATCTTTTCTTTCGAAGAATACAAAGTTGCTTGACTTATAGACATCGCTGAATGATTTAGACGCCATCATGAGAATAGTTTCAATAGGCGTTAAATTAGGAACAACAAACGTCTGTTCTCCCAAAGTCTCTTCTATCTCTATTACTTTATTAGAGATAAAATGTTCATCATAAATCGACTTTACGCTTTCGCTAATCTTACCACGATAGGCAAGACTTATTTCAACCGATTCTGACTTGATAAAATCTTTCGAGTAAATTCTTAGAACATAAACTTGCAGGGTGCCGGTGTTGTTCGTCGCTAGTGTGTCAATGGCGTAGACGTGAAATTGATACGTGACAACCTGTTCGTAAAAGTCTTCTACTTCTAGCGTAAGAATTTCTTCTCCGATGATAGGAAAATTATCGATAATATTAACAGCGTCGGTAATTGTAATGAAACCTTGAATACAGACCTTTGAAATATCTTCTTCGATTTCGATAGTGTTGATCATATCACCAATAGATACGGTTTTGCTACCGTCGTGATTAGACAGGGAACATTTTTTTAGAATATAGCCACCAGGCTCAATACTATCACTCATTCAAAATTCTCGTTAAGTTTCTTTCAGCGACCGACACAAATTCTTTGTTCAGCAGTTGAATATTTCTTTTTGATTCGTTTAATTCAAACTCTTCGTCGTATACTCTTACGGCTTGCCAGTCTGCGGCATCATTCACGAAGGCAATACCATCTTTGTTCATTCTCACAAGAGGATCACTAATGCGTCTGTAGTATTCGATGTTAGATGTTATCGATGTAGACTGCGACCAATTGACTACTGCTTGCCAGCCGATATTGGCAGCCGATGCTTTTTTGGCACGTGCTGCATATGTCTTAGCAAGTGTTTGTTCAAACTGGTAGTTGTCGAGAGGCCAACCAAAATATGGATCGATAATATTATTTGATAGATACACTACCCACACATATCTAGGATCGCCGTAATAAAGGTATGCGACTTCTTCTGCCCGCTCACCATCTTTTACTGTGTATGGTAAAAAGGCATATGGATCGGACCTGACACTTTCTAGAATGTCAATACGAACGCTGATATCACGCACGACTTCGTTATTATATTTTATCAGAGGAAACCCTGCGAAAAATTCTTTAGCCATTTTTATTTCCTATTCAATTTCAAGCGTAGTCTTCTGCGGTATGGATATCAATTTCGGTGAGCGTCATAGACATCGTGATAACAGCGGGTTTACCACCTTCAACGAAAGCGGGCATACCAGCACCAGAATAGTTGACTTCGAACTGACTAATCATTGCCCGTTTAAAGTAGTACATGAAGCCTTCTGTTGTGCCTAAGAAGAAAATATCAACAACGTTAGGATAGTTTAGAAAGACTTTCTGACCGGCTACGGCGCCGTACGAAGGCAATGCACTTCTTTTGATCTTTTGAATGATAGCACGAAGTTTTTCTGATTCTGATGCCGACTGCGGTGCGAGAGTCCAGCTAAAACTATGTGATTTTAGATCGATGCCGTCGAATGCTAAAGCGATACGAGGGTTAACGACCATACCCGTCGCAACTTCAATGCCCTTTGCAGAATTGCTTCCTAGCAGAGAGTCAAGGGCTCCAGCACCCTTTCTAACTCCTTGACCAGCAATAGTACCTGCAACTTCCTCAAGTACGCCCTGTGCGGTTAAAGTACCTTCGCCAGCAGCCGAGACAACGTTTCGCACGCCGTTACCGAGTGATCCCAGTTCGGTCGGTGCTACACGAAGATTGAAGGTGTCTGCTAGGTTGCTTGGAATGGGAAGAGCGATAGACGATCCTAAAATTTGACTTACCTGTGCGCCAATAGTTCCGTAATCATAAGAAGAGAAGTTCAATACTATAGCGTGATTTCCTAACGTGTCAGGAAAAGAATACTGCGTGTACGTCTTATCTCTTTTACGGTTGCCTATTTCTCCGTTAATAGGTCTTATAAGACTCGATCTTGCCATGTGCTATCTCTTTATAAATAAGAACTGTGTTAACATTATTTATACGGCGGGACGATATGGCATATCAGGGAAGATTTCAACCAAAGAATCCATCAAAGTACATGGGCGACCCGACAAACATCATCTATAGGTCTAGTTGGGAACTAAAACTCATGGCTTATTTAGACGGACATACGAATGTGTTGAGGTGGTCATCAGAAGAAATTGTTATACCTTACATTAGCCCTATAGACGGTAGACGGCATCGGTACTTTCCAGACTTCTATGTGGAACAGCTAAATAACAGTGGAGCTAAAGAAAAGATTCTAATCGAAGTCAAACCAAAATATCAGACCGTACCTCCCCTCGTACAGACGACAAAGACGAAGAAGCCTACAAAACGATACATCAACGAAGTCAAGACGTGGGGTATCAACAAGGCGAAGTGGGAAGCAGCGAACGAGTATTGCCTAGACAAAGGTTGGAAGTTTCAGATTATGCATGAAGAACATCTAGGGATAAAATAGAATGTATGAGTATAAAGTAGAGATACTAAAGGTTATTGACGGCGATACGGTAGACGTTAATATCGATCTTGGCTTTAATATCTGGATGAGAAAAGAAAGAGTTCGCATCATGAGTATTGACACACCAGAATCTAGAACTACTGACAAGATCGAAAAGGTTTTTGGTATCGCTGCAAAAGAAAGACTACAACAGCTACTTGGTAAAACTGCTATCCTAGTAACAGAAGTTATCAATGGCGTAGACGCAAGAGGCAAGTTCGGTCGTACACTAGGAGACTTCTACACCGAAGACGGACGCAAGTGTGGTGATATTCTAATCGAAGAAGGACACGCTGTCAGATATCACGGACAAAGTAAAGACTATGTTCAAGAGCTACATTTGATCAACAGACAAAGATTAATCTTAGAAGGTAAAGTTGTACTATAATGGCAATCATATTTGACGAAATCTTAGGCAAAGGCATACGTGCCGGACAAATTCCTGCTAAAGAACAGCAGGCAAGAAACTGGTATCGTGATACCGCTGGAAAGTTCAACACGGTAAATGAAAAGAATTTGCTTAAACAGGAACCAGATCGTCTTCGTAGTCAACCACAAATTGGCAGCATGTACATGTTTTACTACGATGCAAAGCATAAAGCAACACTACCTTATTTTGACAGATTTCCCATGGTGTTCCCATACAAAAAGGTAAAGGGTGGGTTCATGGGATTAAACCTTCACTACTTGCCACACACATATCGTGCCAAGATTATGGACGCATTGTATGACGTAACGAGTAACAACAAGTTTGATGAGACAACTAAACTACAAATCAGCTACGGCATTTTAGAAAAGGCATCGAAATTTAGATACTTCGAACCCTGCGTAAAACATTATCTTACGAGCCAACTAAGAAGCCGCTTTCTTTACATTTATCCAGCAGAATGGGACATTGCACTATTTCTGCCACTTGAAAGATTCCAAGGCGCAACGAAATCAAGTGTCTGGAAAGACAGTAAGAGAATAATAGGAAGATAATATGTCATTCAATGTATCAGACTTCAAATCGAAAATAGCAGAAGTTGGAGGATTAGCCAAGGCGAACAAGTTCGCAGTGATGATAACTCCTCCGCCTTGGACTGCCGCAGTAGGTGATTCGTTGTCGGATTCTGCAACTGCGCCGTTCAATCTTAGGTTTCTGTGTGATACGACAAACTTGCCTGGTAAGAATCTCAATACGATTGACTACATGCCTCAGGGCTTCGGCGCAGTTCATAAGATTCCTATTGGCGTTACGCATGATCCGCTCAGTCTAACTTTTTTGATGGACGGAAACCATCTTGTAATGAAGTTCTTTCAGTTGTGGCTACAAGAGATTATCAACACGGGAAGTTCTTTTGACGGTCCACTGGCATCATATAAAGACAGAACCGATCATGAAATGAGTTACAAGTCGAACTATGCGTCAAGTTTGGTTATCTCTTTCTTTTCGGACGATGGCACATCCATATTAAAGTACCACTTCAAAGATGCATATCCAGTTCAAATCGGTTCAGTCGCTCTAGGATGGGAACAGAACGATACCATTGCGAAGCTACCAATTGAGTTCAGCTACAGCACATATACAGTGTTCAAGGATACTCTGCCTACAAAAGTTACTGGTGGTCCTGGCGTAAACTTATTCCAGAGAATTGCTCAATTGGGAACTATAGCCGGTGTTATAAATAATATTAATAAGCCGACAGGCATCCAAGACGCTATCAATCAATTCAATAACATATCGCTACTATCGAAATTACTATAAATCATGGAGATTTAAATTATGGGTTTACCAACACTTTCTGCGCCGATTTTTACTATAGAAATGCCTTCGAATAAAATGTCGGTCAAGTTCAGACCGTTCACTGTGAAAGAAGAGAAGCTACTTTTGCTGGCATCAGAATCAGAAGACCCGAGGTTCATCAACGATACTATCTCACAGGTTTTGAATAACTGTTTCGTAGATGATATTGATGTCGGCAGCCTTGCTACATTTGACGTTGAATATCTCTTTATTCAATTAAGGTCCAAATCAGTAAACAACGTGATCAAACTGCGGTTCAAAGATGACAACGATAAAGTCATAGTTCAAGAAATTGACCTTGAAGATGTCAAAGTACATTTTGATCCAGAACATAGTAGTAAAATTCAATTGAGCGATGAGGTCAGTCTAGTGATGAAGTACCCATCATTTAATATGATTGAGAAAATGTCCTCGAATGACAACAAAGAACTGTCAGAAGTTATTTCGTCGTGTGTCGATAAAGTATACACTGCGGATGAAGTTATGTATCTCAAAGACTACACGAAAGCAGAAGTTGCTACCTTTATCGAATCGTTTACTTCTAAGAATATGAGAGACATTGAAAAATTCTTTAACACTCTGCCAAAACTTAAACTCGACGTACTATACAAAGACGAAGACACCGGCGCTATGACGAAAAGAGAGGTATCGGGTCTACAGAGTTTTTTTACCTCTTAATGAGCTACAACAGTTTAACTAATTACTATGGTTTAAACTTTCAACTCATGCAACACCATAAATACAGTTTAAGTGATATAAACGAAATGCTGCCATTTGAGCGTGATTTATATGTCGATATGTTAATGGCCTATTTAAACGAAGAAAAAGAACGTCAGCAAAAGGCTAATTAAAATGGCATCACCACTACCAATGATCGTATCTAATACAGAAGAAACCGCTTATGCGGCACTGGAAGGTAATGAAATACTAGAGAAGGTAAACGTCGCCATTGTCAATATGAGTAGCGGCATAGTATCTTCTCTTGGTCATCTAACCGGCGCATTCATGAATTTCTCTGAATATCTCAAAGAACAGAATGCGGCTATGTTAGCAAAATTATCTCTGTCAGAACCATCAACGGACTCAGATGATAACAAGCCTAAAAGGAAATCTAAAAAGGACGACAATGGACTTGTAGATAATATACTCGAAAAAGGTTTGATGAAAGCGGCATCGATATCTATTCTGGCATCTTTAAGTGGCATTTTTACGAACATGACAACTTGGTTGGGCGGCATAGTCACGACGTTCACAAAGCTCGGTAAGAATATCGTAAAGTTCGCAAAACTTGGCGGCAAACTATTTTTGCCACTCACGCTTATCATTGGTGCTATCGGCGCTATCTCGGCTAGTTGGCAATCGTTTGCAGAAGGCGACATCTGGACCGGATTAGAGCAAGCGGTCACGGGCTTCTTTTCTAGTATTATCACCATACCAGTTGACTTGCTCAAAGATGGAGTAGCTTGGTTACTGGGCAAGATGGGATTTGATGAAGCGGCAGACGTATTAAACTCGTTCAGTTACACTGAGGAGTTTGAGAAAATTATGGCGAAGATATTTGGCGGTGTTAAAGAGGCATTCAAAGTAATCACCGATCTATTTACGTTTAGCGAAGAAGACAAGACCAACCTTGGACTGCTAGGTAAACTTACTGATTTGGTCTTTGCGCCGTTAAATCTGGTAATTGGCTTCATAAGAGGTCGATTTGGATTTTCAGAAGAAGGTGCGCCGCCGTTCAAACTACAAGACTGGATTGATGAAAAAACTAGCCAAGCTGTCGCATATGTAAGAAATCTATTTTCTTTAGCTGGCGACACTGTAGTTGCCGGCTGGACAGGTCTTACTGATTATGTATCACAAGTTTTCACTGATGTCAAGACGTGGTTTACTGACAAACTGACATGGGCCAGTGATGGTATCGGTGCAGGCTGGACAAGTCTTACAGATTTCGTATCTAATGTATTCAGCGGCGTCAAAGAATGGTTTACCAACAAGCTAACATTGGCGGGCGACGATATCGGTGCTGGATGGACAAGTCTCACCGATTTTATCTCCGGCGTGTGGACTGGCGTGAAAACATGGTTTACTGACAAGCTAACACTGGCGGGCGAAGAAATTCCTGGCGTAGGCTTCATAACAAAGCTAGTATCAGATGCTTGGGATTCGGTAACAGAATGGTTCAACAAGGCTTTGGCTGGCATCGCAGAAAGTCTTCCGTCACTGAGCGACATCAAGACTTCTATTGTATCTAAACTGCCATCGTTCATGATTCCTGATAGCTACAAAACACCGCAAATGCTCGCCGCCGATATTGGTGAGAAAATCGCAGAGACACGTGCTACGATAGAGGGCGGTCCCACTCTTTTTAACCGCTCTATGGAAGATGAAAAAGTTAGCATGTCTGCCATGATTGCAGAACAAAATGCTTACCTAGCACAGGCAGCAGCAGAAAGAAGAACAGGTGGCGGATCAAATGCTAACGTGAACATCGCAGGAGGTTCTTCTTCGACCACTAACAACAGATCGGGCGACACGATAATAATGTCAGCGCCGAGTACAGTTGGCGGTATGAGACCAGACAGATAACAACAGGCATAAAAAAAGGGCGCACAAGGCGCCCTTTTTAGTATTAGTCGTCAGCTAGATTTTTGAAGAATGACATATCGTCATCGTCATCGTCAGCAACAAACTTGGTAGGTTGGGACGGAGACGAACTTTCTTCCGCTTGCGGAGCGGATCGCTCTTTGAAGTTAGGAGTAAAGTTCATCTCCGAACTGTCGTCCTCGGCAGCACGGCCTGTGGGTGCGTATTTGCTGCCATCAAGTGCCAGAACTTTATACAGTTTTGCTTTTAGTTCGACATATGTCTTGAAGTTTTTAGGATCGACAAGCTCTTTCAGAGAGTGTTGGGTCTTCCAGACTGTTTCCATGTCATCATCACTTTGCAGCAATGGCGCAGGCTTCGCAAACTCTGACTTGTCGTAGTTACGATAGCCTTCATAGTTGCGAATTTTCAGTTGGAAGTTTGCGCCTTCCCATAGATCGAATGGGTTAACAGCAATCTCTCCTGGATACTTGGGGTTCATCAAATCATTCAATTTCTCGAAGATTTTCTTGCCGTACTTATACAAGAACACCTTGCCTTCGTTCTCTGGATGTGCAGGATCAGATACGATATAGACGTTAGATGTATAAGACAGACGGCGCTTTTGCTTACGAACAATTTCTTTGTTCGATTCAACACCAGAGTTCCACAGTTGGGTGTTGTATTCTGACACTGGGTCATCGCTGCCGAGAGTGGTCAGAGAGTTCTCAATATACCAACCGCCTGGACCTTGGAAACCGTGGTCATAGATGCGGATGAATGGCATATCTTCTCCTGCGGGAGAAGGAAGGAAACGAAGAATAGCGAAGCCATTGCCTGCTTTGTCTACGTCTGGCTTCCAGAAGTTTCCATCGTCGTTGTTGAATGTGGTATTCAGTTTTTGAAGTTGATCATTCAACTTGGTGAAGCTATCGTTACGATTCTTCTTGAGATCAGCAAAATTTACCATTGTGTTTCTTATCCTTGTGCGATTTTATGCGATTATGTTGTTTTATGCGGGTGTAGCGAATGTATCTACAAGTATAGACTTCATCTTAGATCGATCATATTCTAGAAAGGGCTTATACTTGCTACATGTATTTAGTATATCAGGAAAAATGATCTTGTCAACCAGTTTTTTGTTCCAGTAAGAAAAAACATTTGTCAGATCGTCCACTATGATGAGTGTTTCCTTAGACACACTTCGGTTGTTGTAGAGCCTCAGCAACTTAGGATGCTGACCGTCGGTCGTAATCAGATTACTGTCGAAGTCTTCGTCTAAGCTGCCAAGTTCACTCTTGAAAACATAACTAATAGATTGCTGTCTCTTTTTCCACTCCATAAAGACGGCATCACCTTTCTCACCAAGAATATCTCCTACCCAAATATTCGGGTTCTCAACAATATTGGCAAGAATGAAGTCCTTTGCACCAGTCTTTTTTGAGAGCTTGTAGAAGAAGAACTTGTCTTTTCTTGTCTCAAAACTATTGACTGATGCGTTTACTTTTCCATTGTATTTGTGGAAGTCGTAGCTACTCGTAAAGTGCCTTTTGATAGCCAAGTAATAAACATATGTTTGATATGCGTCATTGGTGCTGTATAGGCTCATAGCGGTAACTGTGTGGTCTTATCTTCTAGGAGATTAAATCTTTCTGCATCTTCTCTCACCTTAGATTTTAGAACTGCCGAACGCCGAATGATATCACCAATCAACTCTATTTCGACATCGTGTTTATGGGCGTAATGTACCAGAGCGTCAATATATGAAACTTCTTTGTTCACATATCCAGTGACCTCTCTCAGAATATTCTCTGCCGTCAATTCCATTAGCATCAAATTCCTAGCGCCTCTCTGATTTGTATTTTCTTGTGGTCTCGACCCATCGTGTACGCTAGATTGAAGAGATACGTTTCACGCAGATTATCTGTTAAAAGACTTCCGGCAATACGCACATAACCCTCAACAGTGTCAATCTCGACACCGTATGTATTGCCCTTGATACCTTCATTAACCATTCAGCGGTTTAACTCCAAGCGCCCAGTTTTCGGCGGCATTTTCTACGAATTGAAGAGATTGGTTTTCAAAAAATTCAGATTTTGCTAGAGCATTTTGTATATAATACTCTATGTAATATCCGCCGTCTGCCTTGACCACGACTGCCTTAGTCGTTGCGTTGTCGCTGTTGAAGTATTCAGAAATCAATGTACCTGAAGCGTTTGTGTTGTTGAAGTATTCAGAAATAAATGTACCGTTCACATGACCATCCCCTTTTATGTATTACTCGTTGAACATAATCTAACTATAGTCTATGTTCAGCGGGTTGTCAAGCACTAAATTCAACATCTTAGTCTTTTATGGCAGACTCATAGTACACGATGACTTCGTTCTGTTGGTTGATGTATCGGCGCAGTTCTGCAAGGTTCAGGCTTAGTGACTCGTAGTCTCTTACAGAGAATGCCACGTAGACCAGCGCACCATGCTTGCCCTCGAAGTTCTTGACGAACTCTTCATAGTTCTCAGCATTGACCACGTAAAACTGTGGCGCTTCTAACTGTACGGGTAATGGTCTTGCGACTGGAGCGATGTTCTGTCTGACGATAGTAGGAACTGTGACGACCTTAGTTACAGGTTCTGGTGTAGCACAGGCACTAAGGAGTAACGTTGGTATCAGCAGAAATGTCATCAAAAAGTTTTTGTGTAGCATCATTAATCCTCTGTTCAATAAGTCCTGGCTTTTTAAGAGCAAGCAATGTTAGGTCATGTCTAATAAGTTTCATGCGCAGGTCATCGCCGTACTGTTCCGCTCTCTGCAAATCTGCTTGAAGTGTTCGGTTAAGTTCAACCATTCTAACAGCATCCTCTTGCACCTGTAGAAGTGCAGCTTCGTTTGCCAATGCAGATACTTCAAATTTCGCAGAGTTTTCTACCAAAGTAACCATACGCTTTTGCGTGTCTTTGTAATACCACGAAAATGAAATGGCAACAGTGAACAATACGGCAGCCATGATAGCTACAAGTTTCATGCCCATTTTAGTTCTCCTATTCATTTCGTGATATTTATACAAAAAAGTGGGGCTAACCATGGCCCCACACGCACTTATTAAGTAGTGACCCTATTCAGATATTAGAAATCGATTGCCATTCCAATAGTAGTCTCGGTGTAATCAAAGTCGGCATCAGTCTCGACTGTGACGTATGCGGCAGTGCTTGCACCGAGGAAGCCCAGACCATACGATACAGTCAGATCAACGCCAGTAAAATCTAGGCTATCAGAGGCATATGCAGCGTTCAGAACTGGAGAAATGGTGAATGCATCGATGCTGTAATCAGCGCCAAAGGTCATTTCTGTCGTTTCAGCTTCTACTTGATATTCGATACCAGCATTGAAACCAAGCGCATCAGCACTAGCGGTGCCAGCAAGGAATGTCAGTGCAATTGCGGTAGCTGTAATAATAGTAGTTTTCATGTGTTATCATCCTATTTGTGTTATGTTAGCGCAACTTTTCTGTTTCTAGGTAAGTTGCCAACCCAAGTGCTTATGCAGCTAGTGCGTAAGCCTGAGGAGCAAAGTTATTGTTTGCATTTAGTAGTTTTGACCAATAACGCAGTCATGCGGTAAACTCCACTCTATTTTCACACCTGTCGATCCTATGTCAGGCCCATCATAAACAAACTAATATCGTGTACTGTGGATATTTAAAAACGAGTTCTTTTGCTTCTAGTAGGCTATCATACGTGTCTATGATAAGACCAGTTTTTAAGTTTGCCACGTAGTACATTCAGTTTCCTTATGGTGGACCTGCCGGGTGCCGCCCCCGGGTCCAGATTGTGTCCACGTCGCTTCAACGTCTACTATCTATATATAACATCGATTCGTCACGTTGTCAAGTGTTAATTTTCGTCCATTTCTTTTACGATAGCATCTTGATTCTTAATATACAGCAAAGCATCGTCTTTGTCAAGAAAAATATTCATCTGTTCGCTGACAATAAACTGGTCGTATGAGATATTGTGTGGTTC